AAAAGAGTTAGCAGAGCGAGAGGAGTCTCACCATGTCGACTGAGGCAGATTTAGTAAAACATCTTGATGAGGTTAATCGTGTTGTCGAGGAATACCTGAAGGGTAGCGACCCAACAAAGATATCAAAACAATTATCTATTCCAAGAACGCTTGTAGTACAACATATCAATGAATGGAAGGTCATGGCTTCTGCCAATGATGCTATCCGTGCTCGTGCTAAAGAGGCTCTTGCTTCTGCAGATGCACACTATAACAAACTAATATCAAAGTCTTATGAAGTTATTGAAGATGCAACAACGACGGCCAATCTTGGTGCAAAGACTGCAGCAATTAAACTTGTCATGGATATTGAGTCTAAGAGAATTGACATGTTACAAAAGGCTGGGCTTCTTGAGAACAAAGAACTTGCAGAAGAAATGCTACAAATAGAAAAGAAACAAGATGTATTGATGGCAATCCTTCGTGATGTAGCATCAGAACACCCAGAAATTCGTGATGAGATTATGCGTAGACTTTCGGATATTGCTAAAAAGGACGAAGTGATTACAATTGTCCATGAAGTTTGATGATTTTCTTGAGGCACTACAGGATAGTCACTTTGAAGAAAATCCTGTAGACGCAAAAACATTTGTTGAATCACCAGACTATTTGGGACAACCAGGATTGTCAGAAATTCAATACGATATTGTAGAAGCAATGAGCCAAATATATCGTAAAGAAGATTTAATTAATTTAATGGGAGAGGAAGAAGGATCAAGGTATTATGAGAAATACACAAAAAATGAAATCATCTTACAACTTGGTAAGGGTAGCGGTAAAGACTTCACCTCTACTGTGGCTTGCTCTTATATTGTATATAAATTACTTTGTCTTAAAGACCCTGCAAGATACTTCGGAAAGCCATCTGGAGACGCTATAGACTTAATTAACGTTGCTATTAACGCTCAACAGGCTAAGAACGTTTTCTTTAAAGGTTTTAAATCAAAGATCGAAAGGTCACCTTGGTTTGCTGGCAAGTATGAGGCAAAGGTAGACTCAATTAGTTTTGACAAATCAATTACAGTTTATTCTGGTCACTCAGAACGTGAATCGCATGAGGGCTTGAATCTTTTACTCGCAGTTCTTGACGAGATTTCTGGCTTTGCATCAGAGGTTGCAACTGGAAATGAGCAAGGCAAGACTGCTGACAATATTTATAAAGCATTCCGTGGATCAGTAGACTCTCGTTTCCCAGATCTTGGTAAGGTTGTTCTTCTTTCATTCCCTCGTTATAGTGGTGACTTTATTTCTGAGCGGTATGAAGCAGTAGTTGCTGAAAAAGAAGTAGTAACAAAATCACATAGGTTTATAATCAACCCAGTATTGCCTGAAGACGATAAGGATAATTGGTTTGAGATTACGTGGGATGAAGATCATATTAAATCTTATAAATATCCTGGAGTGTTTGCAATCAAGAGACCTACATGGGAAGTAAACCCAACCAGAAAGATTGACGACTTTAAAATTGCATTTATGACAGACCTTGGAGATGCAATGATGCGTTTTGCCTGTGTGCCTACATATGCATCTGATGCATTTTTTAAACAAGCAGATAAAGTAAGAAGTTGTATGAGTATTAGGAATCCACTTGATCAGTTTAGAAGGTTTGAAGAAAACTTTAAGCCAGACCCAGATAAGGTTTATTATGTACACGCTGACCTTGCACAAAAGCATGACAAGTGTGCTGTTGCAATTGCTCACGTAGACAAATGGGTTAATGTTCAGGTTATTAAAGACTATGAGCAGATATCTCCAATAGTTGTTGTAGATGCTGTTGCTTGGTGGGAACCTAAGGTTGAAGGTCCAGTCAATTTGTCAGAAGTCAAGCAGTGGATTCAAAATTTAAGAAGGCTTGGATTTAATATAGGAATGGTTACTTTTGACCGTTGGCAATCTTTTGATATTCAAAATGAGTTGCAGGCGGTGGGTATGAGAACTGATACAGTCTCTGTAGCAAAGAAACATTATGAAGATATGGCAATGTTAGTATATGAGGAAAGACTTGCAATGCCTGCTATCGAACTTTTGTTTGAAGAGTTGACAGAACTTAAAATCATGAAAAACGATAAGGTGGATCACCCTCGTAAAAAATCTAAGGACTTAGCAGATGCTGTATGTGGTGCTATTTTTGGTGCCATATCCTACACGCCTAAAGAACAAAACCTTGAAGTTGATATTCATACTTTTAGGGATAAACCAAAGCAGGTTGACACATTACCTGCGAACGTGATACAATATAAACCTAGCCAAATAGAAGCAATAAATGACTACTTGGATAGATTAAAAACACTATAAATATAATGAATAAAGGAGAAAAATGAATTCATTTAAGAAGATCGCTCTAGCCGTGGTTGCAGCCATGACTACCGCAACAATCGTGGCTTCGCCTGCAAGCGCAGCCGTAATGACAGTCGCTGTATCTCTTGACGGAACTGCTAATACAACAGCATCCGCAATTGCTACACCTGCATCATTACCAGTCCCAGCAGACAACACAATCGATGCTGCTGATGCACTCAAGTTTGTTGCAACAGTTGATACAGGAACAAATGTTTCTGTAACATCAACAAACGCAACTATCGTTTCTGCACTACACACATCTGCTGCACCAGTAGGTGCTGCATCAGGATCGTCATCGTTGACAATCGCAACTGGTACAGGAACAACCGCAACATTTTGGGTCTATACAAAGACCACAGCAATTGGCACAGTTGTAATTAACAACGGTGGAACAACTCTTACATATTACGTACAGGGTACTGCTGGTAAGATTAATAATCTAACAGTGTCTGCTCCTACAACAGGTGCTGCTGGTACAAAGCAGGACATTACAGTTACAGCAACAGACGTATTTGGAAACAAGGTTTCTGGTAAGTCAATCACTGCAACAGTATTTGCTGCTACAGCAACACTTGATACAGCAACAGCAACAACTGGTGCTACTCTTTCAGACTTTGGAGTCGCAAAGTTTACTGCAACACTTCCAGCAACTGGTTCACGTACACTAATCACATTTGCTCCAACTACATCAACAGATGCAACATCTGCAGATGTAACTGGTCTAACTGCTCGTACACTTGCACCATTTGCCGAAATCACAGTTCGTGATCTTGTATCAGAACTTGCAGCAGAAAAGGCTGCCAAGGATGCAGCACTTGCTGCTAAGGCTATTGCAGATGCTGCAGTTGTAAAGGCTGCTGCTGATGCTGCTGCTGCTAAGGTTGCTTCAGATGCTGCTCTTGCAGCAGAGAAGTCTGCTTCAGCAACTGCACTTGCTGCTGAGAAGGCTGCCTCTGCTAAGGCTATTGCAGATGCAAAGGTTGCATCAGATGCAGCACTTGCTGCTAAGGATGCTCAAATTGCTAAGTTGACTGCAGATAATGCTGCTGCAATTGCTTCAATGAAGAAGGCGTTCAATGCACTTGCTACTAAGTGGAACAAGGCTAATCCAAAGGCTAAGGTTGCACTTGTTAAGTAATTAATACTTAAAAAGATTGGGAGTCAGGAAACTGGCTCCCTTTTCTTTTATAATAAAATGATATAATCATCCTATTAATTGTTGGAGGAAAGGGACAATAAAAAGATTAATACGCATAGCAATAGCCAGTTTTTTAGCCTTTGGATGGCTTCTAACAGCCCCTACGCAGGCAAATTCTGATGATCCAATAGCAATTGCTGCCCAAGAAATACAGGACCTTAAAAACAGCGTAGAAGACCTTAATTATAAGGATGAATTTAATCGTCTAATAACCATAGCAGAAGAAAAATATGACGATGCAGTACAAGCAAAACAAGACAGGGATAGTGCATACGATGCATATGATTCTGCGGTAGCAGCAGAAGCCACAGCACTTGAAGAAAAAACATTAGCCCAATCAGCAGTAGATGGGCAGACAGTAACAGTAGCCACAGCCTTATCAGAAAAAAATGCTGCTCAAGATGCATTAGATGTAGCCAATATTAATGTTCAAACAACACAGGCAAGCATGCAAAGTGCAGGTGGATCTGGTCTTGCTTATACAGTATATTATCTGACAAGAGGGTTTGGAGGAGTTGCTTTAACTGCAGGAGAGACAGGTTGCTATGGAACTTGGACATCAAATTCTATGTCCCCTGGAGTTGCAACATGTTATAGATACACTGATTTTATAGTTAAGTTTACTGGAACTATTACCGTACCCTCACACTGGACATCAACATATTTTGCAGGATATACGGACGATGGTTTTAGAATGTATGTTAATGGACAACTTGCAGTTAATAACTGGAGGGAACAGGGAAGTACATGGAGTCCATACTCTCCAGTTTATGATGTTAGCGAAAATAAAACCTTAAATGTAGAAATTTGGTGGTATAACGGAGGAGGTCCAGGATACTATCATCTTGGATGGGCTATTCCTGGAGGATGGACTGGAGCAGGGTGTGATTATACTGGTGGATGGGGAGTAGGATTTAGTTGCAATTTAAATACATTCTCTTCTGGTTCTGGTCCAACACAAGAACAAACAAATGCATATAATCAGGCTGTAGCAGATCAAGCAGCAGCACAAACCAATTATAATAATAAACTTAATACATACAACGCAGAAGTCTCAACATTAAATACATACAATCAAACATTACAAACAAAAACTACTGCATATAATACTGCTGTAGAAAATACAGCAAGTACTTTGACTGCAAAAAATAATGCTATTGCAGTTTATGATCAAGCAATTATTGATATGAATAATGCAATTGATGATTCTTGGGAATATTATGATATTCAAAAAGAAAGAGAGATTCAAATTGCTATTGCTCAAGCAGCAGCAAATGCTGCAGCAAATCAACCAACGCCTGTAGCAAGTCCAGACCCTGAGCCAACTGTAGAACCAACCACAGAACCAACTGTTGAGCCAACCCCTGAACCTACAGTAGAACCAACTCCTGAAACTACGCCAAAGCCAGAGCCTACACCAGAACCTACAGCAGAACCAACCCCTGAACCAGAACCTACTCCAGAACCAACAATAGAGCCTACGCCAGAGCCTACCGTTGATCCAACTCCTGAGCCTACTCCTGGACCAGAACCTACTATTGAACCAGAGCCAACAACTGATCCTGAAATAAAAGATGAGGAATTGGCTGCACTTATTCCTGAAAAGGGTACAGGAACAGCAGAAGATCTATCTGGAGTAATTGCAAACCTTACAAGCAAGGATAATAAGTTAGTTGTTTTATCCCCTGAGCAAATAGCAGCAGTTAGCCAAACACTTAAGTCTTTAACACAAGAAGCAAAGGCAGAAGTAGCACAAGACTTAGGTATTAAGGCATCAGAAGTTGAAAAGATTGCAGAGGCCATGAAATCTGATCCTGCTATCGCTACAGCGTTTGTAGAGTTTAAAGATAGAGCAGCACAAGCAGAGGATGCAGCAATGCCTTATACATTAGCAGATGCTATTACAGAGGTACAAACAGAAGCATTTTTAGCAGACCCACTGGGAGCACTAACAGATATAGATTTTGAAAAGTTATTAAGTCCTACAGAATGGGGTAAAGATATGACAGATGACCAAAGAGAGAAGGTACAAGAAGTTGTAATCCCTGTTATTTTGGTAGGAAATATTGTTAGTTCAGTTATGTCACTAAGGAGGTTATAATATGAACATGATTAAAAGGATAGTTAAGGGTTTGCTTAACTGGTTTAAGGCTGCTATTATTGAGAGCATAGCCCAAGTATTTACCATTCTTGGCTTCTTTATTGCTTGGCTTACCCTTACAGGTACCGCTCAGCAAGTAGTTGGGATAGCCACATTAATATCCATAGCCCTGTGGCTTATTACCATTCCACTTCGTGAAGATAAAGAATAGTTGGTATAATACAGGTATGAAAATTCGTCGTACCTTGTTATCGTGTATACTTGTATTAGGTCTTGCTGGCTGCGGGTATCAAGGTGGATATAGATATCCTTGCCAAGACCCAGCAAATTGGGAAGTAACGGAATGTAATCCACCAATATGCGAACCTTCTGGAACTTGTTCAAGAGATCTAGTTGGAAAAACAGTATGGGAAGAATACCAGAATGGAAAGAAAAATGGCTAAAGAAAGATTAACACCGCAAGACTTAGATGCTCGTTTAAAGTTTATTTTAGGACTTACTTTAGGTTCTATCCTATTCCTTACAGCAGTAGGAATTCTATATGGTTTGTTATTTGTTACACAACCAGTAGGGGCACAGTCTGAAAACGATAAGATGTTCTTTAATGTGCTTGGTTCAGTAGCAACATTTATTACAGGAACATTAGCAGGATTATTAATTGGACAGTCTGGTGCTAAAGATATTATGGCAGCACAACTATCTAATAAAGAAATGGATGCAAAGAATACTCAAGCAGATAAGAAACTTGAATCAGAGTTAGAAATTGCTGAAAAGAAAGTTGATGCAGAAATTGATGCAACTATGGCAAGACTCGCTGCTAAGCCAGACGGACAAATGCCAGAAGAACAACCAGTTGATTTAGATTGGCATAAGGAGTAATCATGGCAGATCAGGGAACAGCAGCAAGACTCATTGAAGTTGCTAAGGCTGAATTAGGAACTATCGAAGGTCCAAAAGATAACGAAACAAAATATGGAAAATTTACAAAGGCTAATTTTCAACCATGGTGTGGCTCATTTGTTATGTGGTGTGCAAATGAAGCGGGGGTAAAAGTTCCAAATACTGTTTATACCCCAGGTGGTGCAGCAGCATTTAAAAAGGCTGGTGCTTGGATAGATGCAGATGTTGCAGATCCAGAGCCAGGAGATATTGCTTATTTTGATTTCCCTGCAGATGGTGTAGATCGTATTTCACATGTTGGTATTGTTATTGAAGATAACGGAGATGGAACTGTTTGGTGTATTGAAGGAAATACAAGTCCAGACAAAAAAGGTTCACAACGCAATGGTGGACAAGTTTCAAAGAAACTTCGTGGCTTTAAGAAAAATAAGGCTGGAGAACAAATTTCTATTGTTGGGTTTGGTCGTCCAAAGTTTGGCGGTAGTCCAGCAACAAAATCTACTGCTGCAGCATCAAATGATAAGCCTGTTAAAAAGCCTAAAACATGCCCAACATGTAAGCAAGAAATCAAATAGTTGACACGTTTTTAGTTCAGTGCTATACTAAATAGTAAATGTAGAAAGGTGTGCAATGACTTGTATTGCTGTTGTTCGTGATACTGCAACCAATAAAATCTGGATGGCTGGAGATCGTGGTGCTTCCGATGACGGAACTATCTTAGCGCTTGATGCACCAAAGGTTTGGAAGATTGGACCCTATTTAATTGGATACGCAGGTTCAATGGACGGAGAAAGAATCCGTTATAACTTTAAACCAACTCCACCTAACATAAAAGATACTGATAAATTTATGCAAACAAAGTTTGTTAAAGAACTTCGTGAATTTTATAATGAGTTTTGGGTTGATACATCTAAAGACGGAGACCTTGGACTAATTATTGCTGTTCGTGGAGAAATATACGAGCATAGTTCTGGAGACATGTCATTATCCAAGTACACAGTCCCTTATCTTGCAATGGGGTCTGGATCTGAATATGCATACGGTGTTTTATATGCAACAGATAAACAAAAAAATGCAAGAAATCGTGTACATTCTGCTGTAAGTGCAGCAATAAAATTTTCTCCGTCATGTATGGGTCCAATTGACATTGTGAGCATTTAGAGATATACTAAAGATATGAATCATATGGGTATGGAAGATCTTTCTCCTGAGGAGCAAGAGTTTGGTATTTGGATACAAAATGGCATTGAGCGGGGCTGGATTAGCGATCCTTATTGCCACACACACGATGGTGGCTATCAATATATGAGTGAAGAAGAAATACAAGAATGGGAAGCAGGAGGCGACCCATGCGAACACGTAGTAAGAATATTCATCTAACAGAAAGGTAATACAAATGAAAAAACTATTAATTGGAGCACTAACAGCATTGGCAGTATTTGCACCTATGCAAACTGCAAAGGCAGCAGATGAAAGAGTTATAGCAATTATTGACACAGCAATTGACTCTACAAAGTTTAACTCTATTATTTATGAGGCATGTTTTACACAAAATAGATCTTGTCCAAATGGAACAAACTTTATGGAAGGCAAAGGATCAGCAAACTCTCCTGTATGGCCATCACTGATAACAAATAGCGTCTATCACGGACATAACATGGTCGCAGCGTCTACTAAAATTTCTTCAACAAATAAAATTGTTTTTGTAAGAATTGCAGACATTATTTCTTCAGGAGCATCTTTGAATGCTGGACTAAGCCTATCTCAGGCTATTGACTGGGTATCTAAAAATGCATCGAAGTATAGTATTGATGCTGTTTCAGTAAGTCAGTCACGAGTCAATTGGACTACATGTCCAGTAGATTTGCTTATATCAAATGGAATTAAAACTCTTAACAGTCAAAATATTCCAACCTTTATTGCTACAGGCAATGACAAACTTACAGACAAGGTGGGATTTCCTGCATGTGTTGAGGGTGCAACTGGTGTTGGTGCTGTAACTGCCAAGGGTGATATGTTTGCTGCAGTCACGAATAGAGGTCCTGGACTTGACGTAGTGGCTATTGGTGACATGGACATTGTTCGATACAATGGAACATCAGCCACCATTTCTGGAACTTCTGTTGCAAATGTCGTAGCAGCAACAAAATACGTTAACCAAACAAATATGTTTTCTCAATTTATTTCTGGGTTTACTAAGTTTCTAACATATCCTTTTATCAAGTAATCTATAATCCTGGGTATGATTTAAAACTGCCCATGCTATAATTATATATATTCCAAAAGGAGGAATAAAAATGGAATCACTTAAAAAATCATCTATTAAAACATTCAGTTGGGAAACATTTCACCTAGTAGTTCTTGCTGGAATTATTTATGTATTTACTGGTGAATGGGAGTATGCTGGATTTGGTGCACTTCTTTATATTGCTATTGAGTCACTTGGATATTTTATTCACGAAAGACTTTGGGCAAAATTTGGTAAGAAGGTAAAGTAATGCGTATTAAGATTATTAGATTTGTTGCTAAAGTGTTGGGTTATGAACTAAGTTCTGCACCACGAGGCGTTACTGTTTGGCAATTACGAAAGAAAAAGTAATATGCCAGCATACGAATATGACTGCATGGCTTGTGCTGTGCGATATACCAAGGTTAGAAGCATGTCAGATGATGACCCAGGGTATTTGTGTGATACTTGTCAAAACCCCTTAGTTCGTGTATACTCTAGTGTAGGGGTTACATTTAATGGCTCTGGGTTCTATCAAACAGATAATAGAAAGGTATAATATGTTTAGTATGCTTGAGAATAAAGAAGAAGAGAAGGTATGGATTCTTGATGCTACAGATCGTTGTGATCGCTGTAGCGCTCAAGCCTATGTTAAGGTAATAGGCAAGAGCGGATCTTCTTTATTATTTTGTGGACACCATTATAATAAGGCAATGGATAATGCTATAGGGTATGACAATATGATGAAGTTTGCCTTAGAGGTTATTGATGAAAGATCAAGATTAGAGTAAAGTCTGTAAAATGGATAAAGCATCTGAGTCATTTAATTTTTTATTACATAAAAAATATGATATTTCAAAAATACAAAAATATATTTTAAAGTATTCTTCCGAATGGGATATAGATACATCAAGACAACAGTTTCCAACACACAGAGAAACAAAGTCAGTTTTTCTATATAAAACTGCCTTATCGTGGGATGGTCAATCGCCATACAAAGTTAATGAATTATTTGATTCTTCAGAGTTAAAAGGCTTAGTTGATCCAATTATATTTGATTTCCAAAAAATACATAACGGTGTTGTTGGACAGGCGCTGCTTGTAAGACTTCCAAGTGGTAAATCAATACCTGAGCACTCTGATAGCGGATACTATTTATTAAATTCAAGAAGACATCACCTGCCAATATACTCGGAAGGCCTTACAGAGTTTACAGTAAATGGAGAAACTGTAAAAATGCAAGAGGGAGAATGTTGGGAAATAAATAATGCAAAAATTCATTCTGTAAAAAATAAAGGGTCTCAAGATAGAATACATCTTATCTTTGATATAGTGCCAAATTATGTAATAGAAAAGAGTAACAAGTGATTATTCAAATTATTGGTCTTCCAGGATCTGGTAAAACAGAACTGGCTAAGGCACTAAAGGAACGCATTAACGCTATTCATCTTAATGCAGATGAGGTTCGTGCTACAGTAAATTCTGATTTAGGATTTACAGCCGAAGATCGTATAGAGCAAGCACGACGCATGGGTGAGATGGCAAGACTTATTGCAAAGCAAGGTATTGCTCCAGTTATTGTTGATTTTGTATGTCCAACAGATCTAACTCGTGCTGCATTTGGAAAACCAGATATTTTAATTTGGATGAACACAATTCAAGAGGGCAGGTTTGAAGATACCAACAAGATGTTTGAGCAGCCAATTAATAACGATCATGTGTTTCGTAATCACGACATGATGCCTGAAGAAAAAGCATCATATATCATTAGTAAATTTGGACTACATGATTGGTCTGCACCTACAACTCTAATGCTGGGTAGGTACCAGCCATGGCATGAAGGCCACCACGCCCTTTATAAGGAGGCGGGAAAGAGAACTGACCAAGTACTTCTTGGAGTCCGCAATACATACAATACAAGCGATAAAGATCCACTTACATTTGATGAAGTAAAGGGGTACATTGCCAAGGATGAATTTATGGATGGTGCATTAGTATTAAGATTACCTAACATTACTAATATTGTTTATGGTCGTGATGTTGGATATAAAATTGAACAAGTAGATTTGGGGGCAGATATTCATGCTATTAGCGCTACTGAAAAACGCAAGCAATTGGGTATATAGTATATTTTTTGATAACAAAATTGCAGATACAGAAGCAAGATTATACTCCGATTGGTTTAAGGAAGATATAGATGATGAAGGTCTCTAAGAAAAGATCTTTTGCTAAGTCTTTAACATGGAGAGTGGTTGCACTTATAACAACATTTGTCACTCTTTATGCTTTAAGTAAAGATATTAATATGGCTACTATGGCAACAGTAATAACTAATGCTGTTAACTTTGTTGCTTATTACTACCATGAAAGAATTTGGAATGCCATTAAATGGGGTAAGGAATGAAAGTAACAAAGGCAAGATCGTTTGTCAAGGCACTTAGTTATCGTATATGGGGAACCCTTTCATCATTCATTGTTGCATATGTTATAACAAGAAGTGCAACACTTTCAGGGGCTATTGCCTTTTGGGAAACGGTAGTTAAAGTATTTATCTACTACGCACATGAACGTGGATGGAACTATATACAGTGGGGTAGAAAAAATGACAAGTAAGCAGTTATATTTTTTACATATACCAAAGACTGCTGGTAAGTTTATTTCTCATAATATAAAAAACAGTATAGGCAATGAACTTTTATACTATATCAGTACTCATTACCCTAATACTAATGAATTTTTACATTCAAAGATCTATATATCAGCACATGCTGGCACATACCCAATAGAACTTATACCAGACATCGATGTTGCTACAGTATTGCGAGATCCAGTCTCTGCAAGATGTAGTTATTTTAATTTTATCTACCCTCGTTTTTTGCAGAATAGACCTGAGTATACAAGCCTAAAAACCCCCAAAGAAAAGTTTTTGTATTATTTATTTGAAGATAAGAATTTTTTAATTCATAACAACTATCAAAGTAGATTTATATGTAATTCTGCCAACCCACGATCTTGGGACCTAAAGTCTTTTTATTCAGCAAATCTTCCAGATTTAATGACTAAGTACCATGAGGGTCACGGATTTGATTGGTTTGTTGGAAATGAAAATACATCTTTACAGTTAGCAATGGAAAACATTAGTAAGTTTAAAATAGTAAATACCTTTGACAACATTGATTTGTTTTGCTATAATATTAAGAGATGGTTTTTAGAAAACCATAACATTGAAATAAATTTTGACATCAGTCAAAAGGTTAATGTTGGTTTATCTGATTTTGATGATCAAAAACTATCATCTGACTATTTCTTAAATTTATTAACTCAAAATGAGAAAGACAGAATTTTAGAATTAAACAGTATAGATTTAGAAATATATAATTTTGTAAAAAACAAGGAGGTTACAAATGTATGAGTATAGAGTAAAAAAGGTAACTAATGTGGTAGATGGAGATACCATAGATGTTGATTTAGATTTAGGATTTAATATTTCCTACAGTCAAAGAGTTAGACTCGCTGGAATAGATACTCCAGAATCAAGGACATCAGATAAGTTTGAAAAATCTCTTGGACTTGAGTCAAAAGAGTATTTGAAGTATAAACTAAAAGATGCTAAGATAGTAGTAATAAAGACTGAAAAGCCAGACTCTTCAGAAAAATATGGTCGAATACTTGGATGGATTTATGTAGATGGCAATACAATTTCTTTAAATGATCAGATGATTGAAGAAGGATATGCTTGGGGCTACCTTGGAGATACTAAGGTAAAAGATTTTGCTGCACTTGCCAAGCAGCGAGAGAAAGCAAAGAATGCAGGAAAATGATGATATTGAAGAACTTATCCTCTCAGGTGCTTTAGAGCCTGCGGGTATAGATCCTGAGACTGGTGAAATGCTTTATAATTTTACTGATAAGTTAAAGGATGTCAATCCACTATTACATAGAGAAGTTAATAATACATTTTCTTCTCACATAATGAGGCTTTGGGAACTTGATATGATTACTATGGATATTACAAGTAAAAATCCGATGGTAAATTTAACCCCAAAGGCTTTTGATCCTAAGTTAATGGAATCTCTGGAAGAAGAGGTTGCATACACATTAAAGGAAATTAAAAGAAGCCTCATAAGAAAGTAGTATAATTATCCTGGTGCAACGATGGAATATACTATAGGCTTTATCTTCGGCTTTTTATTTGTTTATGTTGTAGCAAAACTACAATATAGATATAACATTTTTAATGAGATTCCATTAAGGTCATTAAAGCCAAGCCAAAGCCACAATCATAATATTTTGTTTTTGTTTAGTTTATTAAATGAAAACAAGCGGGTAAAGAAAAATACTCAGTCAAGAGTTCATGATTCTAAAACTAACATAAAGGTTATAATCATGGACAACCAGGCATACTGGATAAAGGATAATATTTTTTATACAGCAGATATGCAGATGGACGGTAACGTTGATAAAGATACCACCAGAACAGTTGACACAATGAGTATGAATAGGGTACAATTAGATAAAATGATGTTCATTATTGATAGATTACGAGAAGAGGCTTTTGATGATCGTTGGGGTGCAGGGCACTAATAGTTTTGATGACTATCAGGTGTTCCTACGTGCCATGGGTGTGGCTTTGTCATCCATGTCTGAAGAAGATGACTACTTTTACATATATACCGCAGGACCTTCTAAAGTAAATTCCATGGTAATGGAGTTTGTAAATGTCTCTGAAAAGGGTATGAAATCCCGTGGTAAAAAAATTAAAATGTATAAAGTTGCTCCATCTTGGATGTCTGAAAATATGCAAGACATTAATTACTTTATGTTCTTATCTAAACCAAAAGAACATACATCTAAGTTAGTTGCAGAAGCAGAATTAAATAATGTTGAAGTCGGAATATTTAAATACTAGGAGAACAATGAAGATTAAATCATTAGAAGAAATGGAAGAAATCGTATCAAGGAATCATTCTTTGTTTTGGGATGGTTGGACAGTTGTAAATAAGTATAAGTCAGATAAGGCTAAGACATCTAAGTATGGTGTTTTCATTAATAATAAATGGTATATGACTGTAAGGTTTGAGCCAAACAGAGATGGTTGGGATATACCAGAAAGGTTTGTGATGGGATATGCACAAACTTAAATGGAAAGATAATGCCTCTTGTTTAGAGTATGATACAAATTTATTTTTTGATAAATATGAAGAAGAATCTGGGTTAAGACTTGCAATAGACAATCTTTGTTTAAAGTGTCCAGTTGCTAAAACTTGTTTTGCTGTTGGGGTTTCAAGTAAAGAGTATGGAGTTTGGGGCGGTATATACTTAGAGTCTGGTGCAATATCCAAAGAGTTTAATGACCATAAGACACAAGATGACTGGTCTGCTACATGGCAGAACCTCACTATGGATGGCAGCAAAAAATGAATAGAGAAGAATATTTAGATTTAATTAGAAAAAGAAATAAAGAAATTATGTCTAAATGTTTTTATTGTAATAATTTTTCTATAACCATACAGGCAGAAGCACATGAGTTAAGACCAGTATGCAAAGAACACAATACAAGATCTTTAGATGAAATAGAAAGTGATATGAATATCATGTTTGAGAAACAGGTAGACTTCGAATAATGTATACAGATGCCATGCGTAGAGCGTTTAGATCTTTGGATCATTTTGCCCCTAAAGGATTTAAGTTAGAATTAGTAGATAATGATAACTTTATTACTGTTCGTGCATCAGAAAAATCTTTTATGTTATTAGTTGACGAAGATAAGCGTCGTGCTGTAGAATATATGGTAAGGGTCAAAAAGGCACTTGAAGACAATGGTGCGATTGTCTTGTTAGTTCGTGAAGGTGGTATCGAGTAATGCAAACTTTTTTGCCTCATAGCAATATCCAACATTCTGCAATGGCTTTAGATTCAAAAAGACTTAACAAGCAAATACTTGAGTCATATCAAATATTAAAAGTATTGTCTAATGCTTCTCCAACTGGTGGATGGAGAAATCATCCTGCAGTATTAATGTGGAAAGGTCATGAGTTTGCGTTACGTAGTTATGCATATACGATGATTGCAGAAGCAAACAACCGTGGCATTAAGACTGATACAAATAAACAAAATATTGATGACTTAGAAGGTTTTTATAGCGATAACTGGGGAACTGATCTCCCTACGTGGATGAAAGATCGTACACGCATGATGCGTATTACTACAACACATAAAGCAAGATTGTTTGATAAAGATCCGCTATTCTATTCACGTTTTGGTTACGCAAAACACAGTATATATAATCAACCATGTTGCCCTGGATGCAACTACTATTGGGTAACACATGAGGAGAGAAATGCTTGAGTTTATAATTTTTTTATTTGTATTTGTTGTTTTTACATTTTTAAGTATTAGTAATACTAGATTAAAAAATCAAAACTTAGAATTGATTTTAATTTTAGATCAATCAATTAAAGATATTGAGTTAATTAGATCAAGAGTAAATGGTGATTCTTTTACAGAAAAAGAACATCTAATATCATTTTTAAATGAAACACGAGATGTTGCATATAAATATATTGAGGATGTTCATCAGAGTTTGTTAGAGTTTAGAGATACTATAGAGATAGAGTTATTGGCACCAAACGATGAATCTATTGAAAGAATTAAAATTGCATTTAAAAAGTTAGAAAAGATATATCCAGAGGATATCCCAAATGATTAATGCAAGAGGAATACCGACAGCAACATGTCCAGAATGTGGCCATGACTTAATAAAAGTTAGCATAAAGGTTGATCCTTCAGACTATGAGTTAGGACTCTACACATTAGATGGAGAGTGTGCAAGATGTGGGACACTATTAACAGTAGCAACGCCACTTGACCACCCAAATAGTAAAGGAAAAGAGTAATGAAAGATATTATATTTTCAACATTAACAGGTTTTGGTTGCGGAGTAGTCTTTGCAGCCTTTAAACTTCCAGTTCCAGCCCCTCCAGTGTTTGCTGGTGTTGCTGGTATAATTGGATTGTGGCTCGGATACGATGTCATAACAAAGTTCATATCCTAGGAGGAAAATAAATGGACACAAAAATGAAAGCAATGCTTGCATCATACGGACGATCAGTTCTTGGTGCTGCGATTGCACTATATATGTCTGGGGTTACAGATCCTAAGACACTCGCATACTCATTATTGGCTGCTATTGCACCAGTTGGATTAAGAGCAATCAATCCTAATGATAAAGCATTTGGTAGAATGCCTGCAGTTTCTGCACTTGAAGCAGCACTTGCAAATGTAAAGGTTAAGAAGGCTCCAGAAAAGAAGTCTACTGCTAAGAAATCATCTGGTGGCGGTAAACCATCACAGATGGCATAATTAAGTTATGATAAGATGGGGATGCTTATAATGGCATCCCTATTTTATTGTAAGGAGTACACATGAAACTTAGATATTATATTTATATAGTTTATTATAAAATTAAAAAATTTTTCAGAAAAAAGGATAAGGACACCTTTATATATTAGGTTGTAGTTATTATGATAATTCTCGGAATCAATGAAACTTCTCATGATGCATCTATTTCTTTAATTAAAGATGGAGAGATATTATTTGCAGGGCATGCAGAAAGGTATAGCAAGAAAAAAAATGACTGGTACAACAATAAAGAAATATATGAAGATATGCTTAATTATGGAACGCCAACTCATATTGCATATTACGAACGGCCAAGATTAAAACAGTCACGTATTTTATTAAAGGGTGGTTCTGCAGACTGGAAGCCGAATATCCCTATGGATCTTCCAGTTAAATATTTTTCTCATCATTATTCTCATGCAGCAGCAGGCTATTACACCAGTTCTTTTAATGATGCTGTTATTGTTGTTCTTGATGCTATTGGAGAATACAATACCTCAACAATTTGGGTTGGTGAAGGAGAAAATATAAAATTAAAATATAAGCAAAACTATCCTGTTAGTTTTGGACTATTCTATTCAGCCTTTACCCAACTGATTGGACTTATGCCAAATCAAGAAGAATATATTATGATGGGTATGGCTGCTTATGGGGACTGGAAGCGTTACTACAGAGAGGTTAATGATTATTTTCCATTCTACAGTAACCAAAAATATAACTTTCATCAAGGCATTACAGACTGGGGCATGTCAATAACAGAACAAGATAGGTTTGATATTGCAGCAGCAGTTCAAGTTGTATATGAGCAAAGACTTAATGAATTTATGCATATGGCTTATTCAATTACTGGGAAAAAGAACTTAGTATTTATGGGAGGGTGTGCCTTAAACTCATCTGCCAACACCTTACTTTGGAATATATTTGATATGATCTGGATAATGCCAAATCCAGGAGATGCTGGTAGTTCTTTGGGTGCAGCAGCAGCGTTATATGGAAAACATATTGAATGGAAATCACCTTATCTTGGTCATGATCTTGGCGGTACTTACCCTATTCAAGAAATTGTGGACGGTATATTAAAAGACGGTATAGTAGCAGTAGCAACTGGCAGAGCAGAATATGGTCCAAGAGCATTAGGTAATAGAAGCATTCTTGCTGATCCAAGAGATCCAAACATTAAAGATAAAGTTAATAAGATTAAACAAAGAGAATTGTTTAGACCATTTGCACCAGTGGTTATGGCTGATCATGCTTCAAAGTGGTTTGACATGGATTTTGAAAGTCCCTACATGCAATACACAGTCAAATGTCTTCAACCAGAAAAGATTCCTTCTGTCGTACATGCTGATGGAACATCAAGAGTTCAAACAGTAACAAAAAATCAGCATCCTGGACTTTATAGAGTTTTAAATAAATTTTATTTACAAACTGGAGTGCCAGTATTACTTAATACAAGTTTAAATATTAAAGGACAGCCACTATTAAACGATAAAAATGATATAGAAGAATGGGAAAAAGAATACAAAACCTTAATAATTAGGTGAGTGATATAATATAAATATGAAAAAGCATGTAGACTTAAACTATTCTGAACTATTTAGTAGATCTTTAAAAGAGATGGGTCCACTTTTTGATGTTAAAAATAAAAGTATTGAGTTAAATAGAAAGTTTGATAGATTTTGGGACGACAAAAGCGATGTCGGATATATTCATAATTCATATGGATACAGATGTGAAGAATTTAATAATCAAGAATTAATGTTTTTAGGATGTTCTCATACCTATGGTATGGGATCAAAATTAGAACATACATGGCCATATCTTTTATCAAAAAAACTTGGAATGGATTATATTAATCTTGCAAGAGGTGGGGATTCTGCTCAAGCACAAATAATTAAAGCATTTCAGTTTTTTAAAGAATTTTATAAACCAAAATATATTGTTGCGGTATTGCCTGTCTTTAGATTAGAGTTTCCCAATGTAAAAGATATTTTAAAAAACAACAACCAAATGGAAGAACAATTAATTTCACAATATTTTTTTAATAACTCGCACAAAGACATTAAAAAAATTTCTAAAACTCCTTATGTTTTAGATGATATGTTACCAAGAGAAGTACCTGTATTTTATAATTTTATGTTTATTCAAATGCTAATAGAATATTGTAATTCTAATAACATTAATTTACTTTGGACAACTTATGATATTGGAACAAATGTTAAAGATTTGTTAAATTTAAAAAATGAAAAACAATATTTTTATTTAGATTATTGGCACAAGCATGCTTTAGATAATCATACATGCCATTCAGAATTAAAAAATAATAAAAATTTTGATATTGCTGCAGACAATGGGCATCTTGGGTTACATTATCATATTCATTTAGCAGAACTATTGCATAGCCTTATGGTATAATATATAAGCCTGCCCAGATTGGGGGGCATTTAACTCGCTTAAAAGGAGAAAAATATGGTTAAATCAGCACTGGATCTTTTTAATGATCCTTTTTTTAATACCTTCTCAAACTTTCAGAAGGTAACAACAACAACAAACTATCCACCTTATAACCAGATTAAGTTAAATGATAAGGAATATATCCTTTCATTTGCCTTGGCTGGCTTTTCTAAGGATGATGTTTCTATTTCGCTTGATAATCGCAAACTTACAATTAAGGGTGAAAGCAAGGGGATGGAATTACCAGAGGGTGCAGAGTATCTACACAAGGGAATTGCTTCACGCAAGTTCACTGATATCTTTACCCTTCCTGAGTTTGTTGAGGTTGTCGGGGCTGAATTTAAAGACGGTATGCTAAATATCAGTCTTGAAAAACAGATCC